TTCCATAGGTATTTGTGAAAGAACATTTGGTGATCTTGAAATATTTTCCATATCTATAGAATGCCATCTACGAAATTCTGAATTAGAAAGTTCAGAAAATACAGATTCTGGTTGTTTAATATCTTCAGAAGTTAAAATTGATCCCCAAAGAAATGTAACATTTGGTTTTATTAAAGAAGATAAATTTTGTTTTGCTACTTCGACTTTTTCTTCGTTAGATTCCACAGTATAAAATTGTGTAGAATCTTGTAAACCTAATAAAAAACATTTAGTACTTCCCAAACCATTCCAAGTACCAATTTCAACGATATTTTTTAAAGGTTCTTGAATTGTTTTAATTAATAATTTACCAACTTGTCCTTCAGGAATAATTTGTCCAGGAACTCGGAAAAATTCTTGTTTATCATTCGGACACCACATTTTTATTAAAAAGTGTTTTCCAATATGAAAGTTCTAATTTTTGCATTTCTGAATAATCTGGTTGGAAAGTATCAAGAAGTTTTTGTGTTACATCAGTCCAATTTTGAACAATTAATATAGGTAATCCTTGAAAGATAGAATCTAAAGGAGATGTTTTGACTATTGGAATACAACCAAGAAAAAGAGCTTCCCATGTACGATGACAATCTAAACCATTACCATGTGGAGAAATAACATATTTATATTGAATCATATTTTTCCAACAATTTATTCGTGTAGTTTGTCTAGGTTCATAAAATACTAAATTACGAGGAATTTGTTGAATTGCAAGATGTCTATCTCCAGCATAACGAGTATTCATTAGAAATTGGAAATTTGCATAACATTTAGATACTTTTACAGCATTAAAAGATTTTAAGTTTTTAATATCTTGCATCTGTGATTCAAGAGATTGTTGTGGTCCCCATGAATAGGGTCCTCTTGCAAGAGTATGAAAATCTAATCCAATAGGTAATTGACAAAGTTTTTCTTGAGGTTCCACACAATTCTGTGAATACCATTTTATTAGTAAAGGATGTTGTAAAATTTGTTGAGCATCTTGACGAACATCTTGTGGAACTGTAGTATCAGAATCACCAGAAAGTAAAACAAAAGGAAATTTTACAGAAGGTAAATAATTTTGTATAAAGTTTTTTAAAGCTGTTGGATGAATATATATAGTTTCTCCAGATTTTGTTGGAAATGTTGTAGGTATTCTTCTAGATTCAGATTCTGGATTTTCAATATGATGATCACACATAAAAAGAAAAGAACGAGATGCTATCATTTACTTATTAATAAATAATAATTAAGTAAATGCTTTTAATTAAATTTCCTTCAAGATCACGTCCTTCTAAACTTTTATATGCTTATGAAAAATATATTTCTTTAGCTAAAAATCCTTCTAGAATTAAAACTATAATTTCTTTAGATTCTGATGATTTAAGTGTAACTCCCGAACTTTGTGAAAAATTAATAAACATTCATTCACAAACACAAATTTGTGTTGGAGAACCTATGGGGAAAATTGGTGCTGTAAATCGTGATATGGAATATGCAGGTGATTATGATATTCTTTTATTAGCTTCTGATGATATGATTCCAGAATATCATGGTTATGATGAATTAATTCGACAAAAAATGACAGAACATTTCCCAGATACAGATGGTGTTTTATGGTTTAATGATGGTTTTCAAAAACATAATTTAAATACATTGTGTATTTTAGGTAAAAATTATTATGAAAGATTTGGATATATTTATCATCCTTCTTATAAAACTGCATATTGTGATAATGAATTTATGGATGTTGCTAATAGTTTAAAAAAACAAATTTATTTTGATACTGTAATAATTAGACATCATCATCCAGATTGGATACCACAATCTACTGATTTATTATTTCATTCAAATAATAAATTTATTGGAACAGATAGAAATAATTATTTTAAAAGAAAAGCATTAGGATTTAACTAAAACATAAATATTTAATACAAATGATTCCAAAAATAATTCATCAAATATGGATTGGACCTAAAAAACGTCCCGATATTTGGATGGATACAGTAAAAAAATTTTGTGAAGATTTTGATTATGAATATAAACTTTGGGATAATGATAGTGTTCCTACAGATTTAATAAATCAAACATTTTATAATAATGATCCAACATATTTTGGTAAAGCAGATATTTTAAGATATGAACTTCTTTATAGATATGGTGGATGTTTTATTGATGCAGATTCTGTAATTATGAAAGGAGATAAATTTCATGAACTTTTAATGAATTTTAATACAGATGCTGGATTAGGATTTGAAATTGATGGACAATTATTATGTCAAGGTGTTTGTATGTCAATACCAAAGTCTCTTTTTATGCAAAAATGTATAGAAGAAATTCCTCAGAGAGATTTTTCTAAAGATCCATGGATTGCTACTGGTCCAATGTTAGTTACAGAATTAGCTATAAAACATCAACATGAAATTCCATTAACTTATTATAAATCTACTATTTTTTATCCAAGAAGATGGCATGGAATTCAAGATATAAATTTACATACAACAGTAGAAATTCCGCCAGAATCTGTAATGTTTCAATATGGTTATTCTACAAATAATTTAGAAACTAAAATTTAAATAACATTATTTACAGTTCCTTGTACTGATATAATATATCCTTTAAATCCTAATTGTGGATATTTAGATTTTAATAAAGTTTGTAATTCTTTTAATTTTTCAATATGTATTTTTTCATCTGTATCTGGTTTCTCTAAACCACCAAGAACTAATTTTTTATATGCTCCGCAATCCATATGATCAAATACCCAAATTTCTTGAATATCATGTAATGCTATTGCTAATCCTACATGATCATGAAATGTTTGTCCCCAATGTGGAAATTCATTTTGTAAAACACCTACAGATGCACCAGCTAATGTAAATAAATCATAATCACCTTTTAAATCTTGTGTATGTGTTAAATACCATGCTAAAGAATTTGCATATCTTGGATCAATACATCCTAAAACTAATACAGACGCTCCACCCGATTTAAATCCTTCAATAGATGGTTGTAATCTTCCTCCAAAATATCCACTAAAAAATGCTAAAAAAACAATCACTAACCCATACAATAAATATTTATTTTTTCCTAAATTCATTTTATTTTTATAATTATAATAAAAAAATGTTAAATCAATATTTATTAGAATTTATGGGATCTTTAATAATATCTTATGCATTAATATTTACACATGAAAATCCTTTAATTGTTGGTCTTACACATACTGGTGTTCTTTATTTATCATCACAAAATTCTTTAAAAGGACATTTTACACCTTTATCAATTATATGTGATTTATTTTTACAACGTATAGAAATAATTGAAGGTTTAAAATTAATTAGTATACATATTTTATCAGCTGGATTAATTAGTTTTCTTTATATTACAGCATAAGTAATGATATAGAATCATGTATAATAGCTATCCAATATGCATCTTTTAAAGTCCAATTGAAACCTAAAACAAGAAAAGAAAATAGTATTAAAGAACGTAAGAAAATTATAAATATTGGGTTCGACATCAACATTTATATTCTTCCTTAAAAAAATTTCTTTTATAATAGTATAACAAGATGGGCGGTGGTTTAATGCAATTAGTATCTTATGGTGCACAAGATATCTACATTTCTGGTAATCCCCAGATTACTTTCTGGAAAATTCTTTATAAACGTCACACTAACTTTGCCATGGAAGCTATTGAAGTAACCTTTAATGGTCAAGCAGATTTTGGTAAACGTGTAACTGCTGTAATTAATCGTAATGCTGATTTAATGTTTCGTACTTATTTAACTGTTGTTCTTCCTCAAGTACAATTAGGTGGATCTGGCGCTGCGAAATCTGGATCCACCGAATTAAGTGCTTTCCGTTGGGTCAATTATATTGGTCACAGATTAATTAAACAAGTTGAATTAGAAATTGGTGGTCAACGTATCGATCGTCAATATGGTGATTGGATGCAAATCTGGACTCAATTATCTACGGAATCTGGCTCTGTAAGTGCTTTAGATTCTTTATTAGGTAACACTCATGATCTAGTTTTACTTAAACAACCTGGTGGTGTTGCATTAGATGGAACTTGCTCTGGTTCTGAAACTACCTTATCTTGTGTTGCTCGTTCTGGTACTCCCATGAAAACGTTATATGTACCTCTTCAATTTTGGTTTTGCCGTAATCCCGGTCTTGCAATTCCTTTAATTGCTCTTCAATATCACGAAGTACGTATTAATGTAGATTTTGAAATTTGGGAAAATTGCGTATATGCTGAAGGAGCTGATGGTGTACCCGCCCGCCCCGATGCTCTCTCTTTAGCTGCTGCATCTGTCTATATTGATTATGTTTACCTTGATACTGAAGAAAGACGTAGATTCGCACAACAATCTCATGAATATTTAATTGAACAAGTACAATATACTGGTGCTGAATCTATTACTTCTTCTTCTAACAAAATTCAACTCAATTTCAATCACCCCGTAAAAGAACTTGTATGGGTAGTACAACGTGATTCTTTTGTTGATTGCTCTTTTGCTAACTGGACGTCTACTGTAGGTGGACAACAACCTTTTAACTATTCTGATGATTTCTCTACGGAAGGTATGATTATGTCTCTTCTTGCCACTGGTACTTCTGAAAGTACCCCCGTCGCAACTATGCTTTTAGGTAATAATGGAACTGGAATGGCTGGTACTAATCTTGATGTAACTGCAAATGGAACGAATCCCGTATTCCCTGGTATGAATGCTTCATCTGGATCTCAAGGTCAATTTGCTGAATTCGATACGGGTGTCAATTATTTACTTGCAAAAGTAATTTTAGATTCTGGTGTACGTTGTGAAGGTAAAAATCCCGTTGAAGTTGCTAAATTACAATTAAATGGACAAGATCGTTTTACTGAACGTGAAGGATCTTATTTCGATAAAGTACAACCTTATCAACACCACAGTCGTACTCCTTCTACGGGTATCAACGTTTATTCCTTCGCCTTAAAACCCGAAGAACACCAACCTTCTGGATCTTGTAACTTTTCTCGTATCGATAAAGCTACTCTTCAACTCTCTGTATCCTTAAACACCGTTGTAGGATCACGCACTGCCCAAGTACGAGTATATGCACTCAACTACAACGTTCTTCGTGTAATGTCTGGCATGGGAGGACTGGCTTATTCAAACTAGTAATGCACCCAGTAATTTACACACTAGTAATTATAGTATAATAAAAATGGAAATTAATAATAACCAAAAATATGAGATACAAACTATGACTCATATTCCTGGTGAAAATGAAGGAAGAAAAAGAAAAATTGGAGGTGGAGTTAAAGGAATTCCTATAATATATAATGATATGGAAACTTATATTGAAGGATTAATAACTTCTAAAGGAAATCATATTAAATTTAAAATTGATAAAGATGATTTAGAAAGAGTCCAAGCAAGACAATGGTATAATGCTTCTAATGGTTATTATATCGCATGTCAAACAATAATAAATGGAGAAACAAAAATGATATATCTTCATAATTTTATTATGAATAATATTGTATTTCCTGGAAAGGGTACAAAAATGTCAATTGACCATATTAATAGAGATGGTCTAGATAATCGTAAAGAAAATTTAAGACTTGTTACACAAACTCAACAAAATATAAATAAAAAACCAAAAGCAAGAACTGCTACGCTTCCAGAAGGAATTACTGAAATACCAACACATATTTGGTATATTAAAGCTAATGGTTCTCACGGAGATCGATTTGGAATTGATTTGAAATCTGAAAAGTTTAAATGGAAAACTACATCATCAAAAAATGTTTCTATAACAGATAAATTAAAACAAGCTATTGAAAAACTTCAAGAATTATATATTCAATATCCTCATCTTAAAAAAGATTTAACTAAGTTTATTTAGATCCATTTAAACATAAATTTTTCAGATTTATCTTTATTTGTAAAACTTGGTATTAATTCTACATAAGCTAATGTTTTTATAGGTGGTTTTTTAAATAAACTAAATTTTTTTTCTAATAAAGTTGGAAGAATAGCTAGACCTGGATATTTATCATGATAAGATTCTGTATAATTTCGAGAATCAGATAAATGATTATGAATTATTTGTATTGATAAAGATGGATTTGATACTATAAGTCCAGAATTATAAAGACATAATGAAAATCGATTCTCACATCCTGGAATACCCATTAAAATATCTGAACAATTTTTTATAGGATTTAAAGGTTTATAAATTATCCATGCGTCTTGAGTAGTTGCTCCAGCTAACAAATTATAAAATCCACATTTCCATTCTTTTAAAGGTAATTTATAATCATTTAATAATTGATATTTTGTTAAACAATATGCAGAATTTGGTGGAATTTTTTGAATTAAATGTGAAGTTTTATAATCTAAAACAATATCTGAATTTATTAGAATATTTATATTTTTAAAATCATATAAATCTAAAAAAGTTTGATATGATGGTCTTTTTTCTATAAATATACATTCTAATTTAGGATGTTGATATATAAATGGAATTTCACATAATAATTTTAATTTTGTAAGAAAAGGATTTTCTAAATTTAATTCAATAGATTTTAAAACTTCTTTTTCATGTTCTTCTTCAATTTTATACCATGATGTCCAAACAATCATTTTATATATAAATATATAAATATATATAAAATGCCTTCTAAAACATTGAAAAAAAAAGTTCTAGTAAATGTGGCCCTCCAACTAAAATAAAAAATCTACTTGATGCGTTTGCAAAATATTGGTGGGAAAAATTAGATAAAGATGTTTGGCATTCAAATGGACAAGAAGGATATTATTTTTCAGATAGACGTCATAATAAAAAACCATGTTATATGTCAGAAACACATCTTCATATATGGAAAATGACAGAAACTGGAAATAAAATTAATGTTTTTTGGGCAAAAAAAATTAATAATGTCCATATATCTGCGGGAAATACTACATTAGATAAAGGAAAAGTAGCAAAATGGTTAAGTTCTAGTATAAAAGAAATGTTTGATGTTAGAAATAATATTTTAGAATTATCAAAAGCAGCAAAAAAATCACAAATAATTTTAAGTAATATACAATTAAAAAATCTATTAGATACAATAAAAAAATAAAAATGCCTTCTAAAACTTTAAAAAAAGGTACTAGAAGAA